TCCTTCTACGAAAACATAAAAAGGCGGATCACTCCGCCTTTTCACATAATTCGCGGAATAACTTTTCCAACTCCTCTCTTGTTCCTAATATATCCTCTAGCGCCCTTTCAAAGAACGTACACGCTGCGACTATCCCCTCACTGAAACGTACTACGTCATTGTCCCCTTGCATCGCTCTATACTCTTCTTTCTTCTCTTTGACAAATTCCTGTAAATGTAAAATCTTATGAACCATCATCCCTAAAGTTAATTTTTCCATGCTGATGATCCCTCCTGCTTTTATTTACCATATAGGTTTATTTTGATACCACCGTCATGCTTGTGTCGAATCGCTGGATTTGATTCAGGCCGTCGCTCATCTCGCGACTTGAGTGACCGCATAAATTGCGCAAACGACTGCGCCTGCAACACCCGGAAAGGATAGCCACCGTCTATTGCATAACGGTGTTCGGAAATGATTAGCACGATAGGGAACACTGGGGGTCTATCGACCGGCTGCCAGTACTCCTGAGCGATCAAGCCACTTCGATAAAGTTCCTCGTAACGCTTTAGCTTGGCGTTCATGACTTTTTGCGAGTACACAGTTTGCTGAACTTCTAAAAAGAAAGGGGTACGACCGGTCATTCCATGTTTTTTGAAGATGCAAAACACATCAGGCTCAACCCCCCCCTTGCCGCCATATTTCGGCTCAACAATAAAGGAATCAAGCGTGCCATGTTGCAGTATATCTTTATACACGTTGAGAATCGCCAAGAAGTGCCCGATTTTAGCCGAGTTTTCCTTCAACGACGTTTCTTTGCTCAAATACAAATAAGGCGCCCCAAATTTTGTTGACCGGCGAATATAGCCGTTGGTCACTAACCGTTTTAACACGCTGTTTGCGCTGTTAATCGGTCGTTTCTTGTCGGCGAAATGTAGTTCTGCAATAGAGTCGCGGTCCATAACCCGGAATTTATTAATATCGGCGATAATCTCCTTGTCACGCTCGCTTAATCGCATCAGTCTAGCCCTCCTAAGATGTCATCCTCAAGAAGTTCATCGTTTTTGTCATTAGGCAGCTCTTCATTAAAGTTTTGAGAAAACATGTTCACCCAATCTTCTACATAGTAGGTTTCTAGGAGTTTTTTTGCCTGTTTTTGAGTGAGAAAAGGCGCTTGTATTTCATATAACTTATCACTATTCATAATAAATCTCCCTGGAACCTCAATTTCCTCTGCTTTTGGAGTGTTGACAATCCGAGCTTCTATCTTGTCACGTAATTTGAAGCCCATCGATACCGTTAAATTGGCCCGTACAGTTGTATCAAGAACCTCAGAGTTTGGTCGCTGCATTGATAAAATAGCAAACACCCCTAATGTGCGCCCGATGGCAACAATGTCAATCAAAATGTCCATAATCTCTTTATAACGCCGGAGCAATACAAATTCGTCTATACATACAACGATATAAGGCGGACGACATTCCTGTGGCAGTTCATCTATATGTCCGACTCGGTGAGAATAAGTTAAATCACTACGCTTGTTGAGTTCTTTTTGTATATGCTGTAGCATTCTCAGAATCTTTTTCGGTTCAAAGAGCACACATTTCACATGTTCGATGTTTCGGAAGATATGAAACTCTGACTTTTTACAATCAGCCAAGTAAATTTCTAAATCTTGAGGTTTCTTGGATAGAATTAGGGTTGTAATAATGGAGCGTAGTTGAGAGGATTTGCCGCTTCCTGTTTCTCCAGCAATAAGAATATGAGGCATTTGGGTTAAATCAAATATTTTAAATTGTCCGTTCAGGTCTACCCCGCATAAAATCCCTAACCGAAAAGGCGCTAATAAAGGTTTAATTTCATGATATTGATACTTCAATTCCGTTGGTATATAAGTGCTGTAGACGGTCAATACAAACTTCTTTAGGTTTCCGTCTATTACAAGATTGCGACCTAGCACCTGTTTAAAGACATATTCCTTTTTAAGTAACTCTTTTGGATCCATGCCGTCAATAAGAGTAAAAACATATTCTGTTTTATCATCACCAATTTTGACGCTATGAATCTTCGGAAATATTTTTATCTCTTTGTTACCACTTTTGTAAGGAAAATATAAGCCAGCAGCGCTAAACGCTTTGCGTAGTTGTTTTTTCGCTTGTTGACGCTCAAGAAACTCAAATACTTTTTGCATTTGTCACACTCCTTTTAAACCAAAAAACAGGAACCAGAATAGTGTGCCGTAGCCGATCAATGTAAACAGAAATCGCGATGAATCAGAAATCACTTGAGCTACTACAGGAGCGCCAAAACGAGCCAAAATCCTTTCAAGAAAGACAGAACCAACAATTAGCCCAGATCCGATCATAAACAATGCAAATCCAGGATCATGAATCGGAAATAGGTTTTGTGGCGTGATTACAGGAAAAAAAGCTGACATAGCGTATATACTGTTAGTACGAGACGTTTCCTTTGGCGTGTGATGGTTGCCAGCCATAAACTCACGAAAAGGAATCGTCTCCATTTTCTTTTTAATGAGCATATTATCACTCCTTCAAAATTTTTTTGGTTTCCTCCCTCTCGCGCTCTCCCTCCTTCCTTCTCCGCTTCGCTCTCTTTTTAACAGATTTGCTTTTTGGCGCTATTGCTGCGTTTCTGCTCGTACTTTCTCGTTACGTTACTTAGTTGAAACATTGTAATGACAAAGTTGCTACAATGTTGTTTTTTTTGTTGATTCGTTAACTTTAACTGATATTTGACGAGAAAGCTACATCGTTACTGCTTCGTTGCCTTTGTGTTAATAGCCTATGTAAGGTTGTTTGTCCGTTTACCTTGTCCTTAAATTTTTATTTAAAGATTTTTAAATAAAAATTTAAAAGGTGTTATGGAACTAAATGGAGAATGTAACTTTAAAAGGACGGTGGGATTTTTCGTGGTTAATGGCGTTTTTCGAAACAGAATATCTTTTTGGATTAAAGAAAAGGGGTTAATTCAAAGAAAGATTGCGAAAAAAATGGGGAAAACTGAACAAACTTTTTCAAAATGGTGTAATAATGTCACCCAACCAGATTTAAAGGAAGCATACATACTTTCACGTTTAATTGGGGTATCATTAGAGGATCTGTGTGAAATGGAGTATAAAGATATAAAAAAAGAGCCTACTCAAAACGAGTAGGCTTTATTTCAGTCTAGAGCAAACCAGAGTTCATCCGCTTCTCCTCTATTCCAAACAATTAGTGGTTTATCGCCTTCTTTTACTAAGAAAGCGACCCATCCCTCATTTTCGCCGCCTGTATACAATCTAGCTCCAAACTCTGGGCTCGGTACAACAACAGATGCATATTCGTATACTGTCCCTGACTTACTGACAGCTTCAAAATCTAAATTGTGAGTATAGAAATAACCTTGTTGAACTTGAAGAGCTTTTATTTTAAATTTAGCCAAGATATATTTCATTCCGACTGGTGCTGGCTCATTAAACATGTTTTCCTCTTTAATCATTTGCCATGCCTGTTGTCCATCCAAGATTACATCAGTTAATCGGAGTTCATATTTTAATTGTCCATTTATATAGTCTTTATTTTTTTGGCCGATGACCGTTTGTCCTAAATAAGCAGGATTAAGGCGAGCGTTCACAGCAAATGATTTATCCATTGTTCGAGAAAAAAACACTGAAAACTGCGCTCTTGTAACACTGTTATTTGGTTTGAACGTTCCATCTTCGTATATCTTTGTGATTCCGTTAGCAGCTAACGCATTAACTGCTCGGAATGTCTTTGTGTTTTTATCGACATCCCACACATAGCCAGTATACTCTCCTGTTAAGTTATAAGCTTCAAACAAAGCAATTGCCATATCTCCGCGGGTTAAGGGTTGATATGGATTAAAATATGTACCTTTAGGAAAAATCCCTTCGTCTACTACAGCTGCAATTGCATTGTAAGCTTCCTTATCTAAATTTTTTATGTCTTTAAATCCTGGATTAGGTCTATTGGACGTATTTAATCCTAATGCTCTTGTAATCATTATCGCCGCTTGCACTCGTTTGACGGGTTCGTTTGGCTTAAATGTACCGTCATTATACCCTTTGATAATACCTTTGCCGCTTAAAAACTCAATCTCCGCTTTTGCCCAAAAATCATTCGGTACATCTTTAAACTTTGATGCAGCCTCTACTTTTGTAGTAAAAAGCGCAATTATGAGAATACAAACAAATGATAAACTATAGAACTTCCTCATAGATATCCCCCTTTTGTTATTTTCGTTTACCAAAATATCACAATTAAGTTAATAATTTTGTCGAAATATGTAATAAAAACAAAAAATCCCCTCTCGTATGAGAAGGGATTAATACAATTATCAAAAATTCTTTCGTTCCCCATAACATTAAAATCACAATAATGAATATTTTTGCCCTTTCCCCGACCTATTTCTGTTTCGCTAATGCCTCTCTATCCTCCGCTAATGGAGGCTGTTCTACCCATTTATTTTTAATCATGATACTGAATCCTTCTTCCATATACTTTGCAAGTTCCGCCATGAATCTGGTGTAATGCAGGGACAAATCAGCACGTTGACAAGATCCTATCGCTGTTCCATATAGAGCCATCGTAGTGGAACCAAAAAGAGCTTTATGATATAGCATCAAGCGATCCGAAAAAGGAGGGATGGTGGAATTCGTGATTTCTGCTTCCTCTGATTTTGGGATAGAAAGTTGTTCTTTAGATAAGATCGATTCCATGACTTCGATTTGTTTCGTATAAATTTCTACACCTCGCCACAAGTGTTTACTAACCTCTTTAGATTTAGCTACCTGGGCAAACGCCATCGTGAAGGCTTTGCTTAACTGAATTTTTTTCAAGTCCCAAAATACATGACTAATCTCTACACAACTTAGTGGTCTTTTCCCCCCAAGAAAACTTCCCATAAAACGTTTGCTTTCAATAAACTCTACTTCTTTATGAGGATAGATGTATGGAGGTCTTGATACAAATCCTTTTTGTAATAATAGATCTATTGATTGATTAAAGAGCTCCATTGATTCAAGCTGACATTGAACAAAGTAATCCCTTACATCTTTTCGTATAGCTGTGGCGACGGCGCCGGCATATCCCGACATACCGTTGACAGCCATCAGAAAGGTGTAAGTTAAACAAATTTCATCTGAAAATAGTCTTGGAGCAGATACATTAACATCCGTCTCATTGTATCCGTAAGGAATCGGGAATTCATCGCGGCTTAAATAATCCTTAACCCTTGTAACATGGCTTTCAGCCAACTTCAAGGCAAACTCTAGAATAGGACGAATGGATACATCCTTCACAATATTCAACATATATTTGTAAACACAAATAGCCATTGTATCGTTCTGATACTGGGACCAAAGGGCGGCCACTTCAGGAGCCGTAAGTCTTATATAATTGGGTATCTGAGGATTTATATTGTTACTCGGAACCATGTTTCTGTTCCTCCTTCAATCCTTCTTATTGTTATATTGCATGGTGTATTATGTACAGAAATCAATCACTCGTATATGGTATTATTCCCAATCGTTATTGTTTTATTGAATTAATTCCCATATTAAACAAAAAATCCCCCGCCCGAAAGCAGAGGAAAACAATCAAACAATGATGGCCGGATATCCTTTTGCTTTTAGTTCTTCCCTCAGACGCTCCGCGTTTTTGCGATCGGAAAATGCTCCAACTTGCACGCGGTAGAGTTTTTGTGCTTTCGTAGTGTTCGTTTTTTGTTGCACGGGTGCGGACTTTTTCTTGAGCCCGAATGCTTTCGCGATGCCCTCAGCGTGGCCATGTGCAACTTGCAGAAGAAATTGCTCTGACTTGAGTTTTGTTGCGTCACTAGCATGGTCGATGAATAGATTCTCAGTGAGGATAGCCGGCATTTTGGTTTCGCGCAGCACTGCAAAATTGGCGCGTTTTTTGCCGCGGTCCTTAACATTGCCAATCGCCTTCACGATCTCTTGATGAATCACATTTTGGTATGCAATTGTCGCTTGGCTGACGTTGCCGTTGTAAATGTATGACTCAAAGCCTGTTCCACCACCAGCATTGATATGAACGGATAGAAAGAAATCCGCATCAGCCCTGTTTGCGATGGCTGCACGTTCCGATAACGATAAATATCGGTCATCGGTACGGGTATAAATCACCTTTACATCTTCGTATTCCTTCAGCATGTCGCCAATCATCTTTCCGATTTTCATCGTCAAGTCTTTTTCTTTCAAACCGTTTGCGACTGCTCCTGGATCGCTTCCACCGTGGCCCAAGTCGATTACAAACGTTGTCATAAGTTCCTCTCTCCTTTCTCGCTTTTTCCCTTAAGTATTTCCACTGCTTGCTTAATCTGCTCCGGCACAGGTAATCCAATCCGGCCTGCATTCTCGATAATAGAAAGCAACTCATTGGCTAAATAAAAAAAGATGGTGGCATCTCGGAATAAGTTATTAGTTCCGATTGCCTTATCCACCAAGTGAGCTACTGCTACCATAGCGAAAATCATAATCTTTTTCGGAATTCGTTTAAATCCTATCTCGCTTTTTAATCGTCCTTCGACATAAGCAGCCATCATTCCAGAAACATAATCAAAAACTACGAATGTTAGTAAGACTCCTAGCAAAATGGACCATCCTCCATAAAGGTAACCGATGACTGCCCCCAATGCTGTTGAACCGACCTTGTAAATTTCGCTTTTCACTTTCTTACCTCCCCACTAATCTGCGATAATTCTTGTTTTAACTTCTTTACTAATGTAGGCCGACTCTCTCCAAATGTCGCTTCAAGCTGAAATCCTCCTGGTTCGTATATTTCTTTAATTTCAGTGATACGAGCATCACGAGTAACTCCCCATTCTCGGTTCTGTATCGTCACTACATCACCGAGGTCATAATCGGTTTCGTACTTAAAAGGCGAATTCGTGAGAATCTGTCCTTCTAGAAAAAAGTCCTGTGTAAATTCGGAAAGTTTTTGCTGCCCTCTCTGTTGCAGCTTCGCGACAATTTCATTCTCTGGCAATGATTGTTGTTCCTCGTCCTGTTCCGATATATCCCTTGCATCAATGAAAATTTCAATCCGTGAAAGCCCTGCGGCTTCTCCAACCTCTACAACTCGCCGATCCTCTCCCTCTCCTTGCCCAGCAATGTAGCCATAGTTGCGATAGTTGAGGTCAGATTCAACAAAAGAAAGTTGCTTCAAGCTCTCGAACTGCGGACTAAAAATAACAGGCGGATTCTCTGTCTGATTGACCGTGAGATTCCGCCCTTCGTATACATCAAACACCCATGTTTTTGAAGAAAAATCGAGTGTGACATCCCATCCAAGACCACTAGCTTTCGAGATTTCAATGAGCTCATCATCAAGTTTTTTGAAACGTGATTCCCAACTGATTCGTGAACCGCGCTGCTGGTCATTCGCTAGCACAAGCATGTCAATTTTTCTTTTTACATCGACTGGATTGACGATATGATTGTTGACATAGTGCTTCATGACCGTTTCTGCCGAACCATTTGCTCGGTCGTGGCTGTCGTTGACAGGAGGAACAACAAGACGTTGTGCCATGACTCCTTTCAGTGCAATACCTTTCACGAGCCAGTTTTCTGTTTTCTTGCCGTTCTCATCAAGTACAATTTCACGATGCTTGATGATGCCAACCTTGTTTCTGCTTGCGTGCAGCATGATGATGTTGCCACGTTGCAAAAATTCTGTGTGTTGTTTGTGTTTGTTGATGCGCAACTCAAATTCTCCGATTTCGTGCCATCGTCGAGTAAAAAGAAGTGATTCGTAGTTATCGATTTCGGCAAGCAAGTCGAGTTGTGGAGTCAATATTCGGATAGGTTTCAATAAATTCACCTCCAAAAATAGGGTATAAAAAATACACCTTCTTAGGCGTTAGATTCAAAGAATATCCTAGACAATCTCCTAATAACTTTAATTAGGAGGTGAAAACTATGGATGAAAATAAAAAATTAGCAATAGAATTAACAAAAGCACTAATTCAAAATAATAACGTTAAACCTGTTTTTAATACCAATCCTAATTATGATGAATCTACCTCAGTAGCTTACATATTAGGAGACACAAGGTACACTTTTAGTGAATTAGTATCTCACTTCTTAGATAATATTCGTAGAATTGAAAATTGGGATTAAGAGCCTAATTTTTTGGCTCTTTTTTAATGCGTATTATCGTCCTACTGCACAATAAAAAGAGCCAACATAATGTTGACTCTGTGATAAATACATTAGATTAAAGAAATTAGGTCTTTATACTTGACTGATAAAAGATAAAGATTTTCGACTAAATAAACTATTTTTTTAGAACTGCCCAGACGATTAGCTACAATGGTTCCTACTGCAGTATTTTCAATTAGATCAAAAATTACCTTCCTAGCTGTCCCATCTTCAATTGGCTTACCATCTAAACCAATGTCATCATTTAATTTCATGCTTTCGATTTTTGCTGAGAATTTATTGTGTAATTCTATATTTCTTATATTAAGACCATGTTTATTGAATTGTTGACAAAATTTAAAATCATCTTCATCCTTAGCAATTGCTTTAAATTCCTGCAAAAACGTTCCATTTCCTTTGTCATCATAATGCTTTAGTAAATCATTATATGTTTTACCCTCATTAACAACCCCGTGAGCTATAAGTAAGAATTTCATGAAAACTTCAACATAGCTACTGGCTAATTTTATTGCAGCATCATCATAACCTAGTAAACAATTAACACGTAACTCATTGAATGGTTCTAAGAGACAGTTAGGAAGTTGATTAAGGTCCAATTCGGCTATTTGTTTTCTTTGGTCATATATTTGTTTTCTTGGTTGGATCTCCTTTTGAAAGAATTCTTGGAAATTCATTGATTTTCCTCTCCCTTTTTTGAATCCATTATACCAGAAATTGGACGAGGGAGCTTTTTTTTAAAAAACATAATAAAAAAAGAACCTTACGCTTCGTACGGTTCACCTGTAATTTCTTGATATTGTTGTTCAGTTATTTTCCTCGCTTGGACAAAAACTTTTACATCGTCTTTGGTGTAATTAAATCTTCGCGCCCTTTTTCAATTAAATAAGCGTCAATCCCTTCTTTTAAATCAGGGCGACGCTCGATAACAAACTCGTATTTGTATGCTTTGTCAATGATACGCTGCGCAATGTAAGCAGCCATATTACATACCTCCCAAAATCAAATCGTCTAATGCTTGCTGCATGATTTGAATTATTTGTTGTAATTCTTCGTTTTTCTCCCCTAGCATTTTTAATTTTTCTTCGATTGGGATTACTTCAATATAGTTTGGATTATTTACAAATCCATTTTCCGAAAAAACATATTTTCTTGGCGTCATATCATTTGGAATAATCTCAACATCAACCACCTCGAAATCTCCATTGTCTAAATAAGTATATTCTCCGACTTTATACCCCCCTCGAACTTGTTCTATTGATTCACTAGCTGCGATTACTTGATTAGTCGTTTTTTCTATCAACACTTTCACAACAGTCCCTCCTTAAACTAAAAAATCCGGAATAAGCAATGTACTACTGTCTAATGCAACACCTATAAACGGTCCTTCATTCAAGTAAGTTAACATACCGGTGATGGTTGATAAGTAATATTTCATTCCTGCAATAAGTCCGGTATGCACTTTCGATTTTCCTTTTAATAAAACAACCCCATTCCCCTGATAAATTCCTAAAGGTGTCGCACCACCTATGTAATTAGAAATAACTCCTCCATTTGACAGTGTTACAACATTCCCGACAGTAGCTGTCCCCGAGAAACTTCGTTTTACATCTTCAAAAGATGTCACATTACTGTAGTTATCTAGATTCAAAATAATTTCATCCGATGCAATGGCGTAACCAATTTCCTTAGCATCAATACCAGATGTTGTTGTTATTGTTTTATTTACAAAATCCCAGTAATAACGGGTGGCAGGTGTCAGACCAGTTAACACTCCTTTTAGAATCCCGTTTGCTTGTAGTGTGATAGATAAACCAGCAGTTCCAGGGGTTTTGGCTATACCGACAATAGTTTGGAGAAAATTCAATGTCTTTGTTGCTGCTTTCGTATCCTCTGTAACCCAAAATGTTCTAAAAACTATTGACGTGGTATTTTGATTGATTGCAAAAACCGCGATACGATTTTTGAAAAATTTTATAGCTTTTATATGAACAAAACTTTTACCAAATGGAAGCGCACTCTCTAGGTCGACTATAGATGTTCTTGTTGGGGCCGTGCCAGTTGGAAAATCAAATGTCCTTGCGTGTAAATTTGAGTTCGCATTAGATTGATTTTGCGGGTGTATACCGACAAAATAATTTTCGCTCAAACCAATTCCAAAAGGTGCATCCATAATATTACGGTCGTTGTCGTAGGTATATGGCCCTCCAACTGTTCCAACTACCCCATCATTGCTGACATAACCCATTCTAAACACCACATCATAACTACTGTTTTTATCATAGATTGCACAAAAATAATTTGTTGATAATGAAAATAAACTAGATACACTGCCGGAGGCTGAACTATCATAAAACATCGTTCTAATGGTGCCTATTCCGCCCGTTGTTGGATATATCTGAAAACTATACACATAGTAGTAGGATCCTGCCCTCCATCCAAGTAAGCATAGGTTAGAATTTGGATTTATTACAAAAAAATCTCTTGGTTCTGGCCCGTTTCCATCAGTTCCTATTGTATATTTACTCCCTTGTGTAATTGTATTCCCTGATACTATAAAACTGACAATCATTAAAGTGTTTGGATTTGCTGCAAGACTTCGATATATAAACCAAATGCGATTTCCATGAGATATTAAGCCGTGATTTGCTGAAATCGTATCGTCAAATATAAAATCATTTCTCACAACTGTTATACTTGTTCCATTTACGTTAATTAAACCAAACACAGTTTTATTATCGTTATAAGTACAAACGATCATATAACGACTATTACCAACTTCTGAAATCTTTATGTTTCGGTCCCCATAGATTGGATATGAATTATAGGGAATTGTAACCTCCTGACCTTTTGTGGGAGCTGTTCCATCTTCCTTAGTAGTTAAAACAAAGGCGTAAAGATTGTTTATGTTTGTAAAGCCATAAACAACTAATATCCTCTGTTCATCAATTTTATATATGTCATAGGAGCATACATTCCCACCGCTTGTAAGTGTAAAAAGACCACTGTCACTATATGATATCTTCCCCGCTTTTTGCGCCTTTCCATTGGTGTTTAATGTGACTCCATCGCCTGCTGAAGCTGACTGTCCCGTATCTAATTGTGCTGGTACAGTCAACACCGTCTGCATTCCATTCCCGCCTTTAAATACACCCCCGTGGGCTCTAATATCAATAATCGGCATTATTACTTCACCTCGCTAATCAGGTCCCCGTCTGCATCATAAATTAATGTGTATGGATCGGTTTTTATTACGGTTGTTCCATCGGCAGCGTAATAAGTAATTGTTCTTGTTGTGTACTGCGGGCTTGTTCCACCGCTCAATACGGATCGCGCGTACAGCGTTCCATTTGATCGTTTATAATCCACTGTCGTAAAAATCCCATTAGAATCTTTACCGCTCTTATAAACACTAAAAACTCCAATATTGCGCTGCATCGCTTCTGGCGCGGTATCTGTATATGCTTTCGCGTTCGCTTCTGCACTATTCCAAGCCGCTCTTTCTGCCGCGGTCACGTGCTTCGTAGTATCAGCCAAATGTGCATTAAATTCCTCTGCAGAAGCAAAACCTTCATCTTGTATTCCTGCCATAAATTCGTCCCATTGTTGTTGGAATTGGGATGTTGGAATGCTTATTAATGAATAAACCAAACCACATAGACTCTCATCTAACCTTTCATCTATTAAATCAGCAGGATTTAAGGTCGATGTATTGGCCCTCACTCGAATTTGTGCAAGAGATAATTCGTAAATAAAATCATCACGTTGCAAATCGGGAGGAGCAGGATTGGAACTCGCTACCCCTTGCTTGACAAATAGCCTAATAAATCGACTTTGGTTCCGTTTATCTAGTCTTAAAACAATTCGGTCTATACGGTCTAGCGTGGGTTCCGGAAGGGCGTGTTCTAAATATAGATTACTCGTATTCTCGTAAAGATAGCCTTGCATAACCGCCTTTCCGGGCATCACATATGTCCGCAAGTCATTGCCTTCACATTTTACCTCCAGCGCTGGGATATTATCTGTATGAAGCAAGCCTGTGCTCAACACACTCCCGAAATAATCCGCAAAGTCACTAGCTTGATAGGTTCGGGGATCACCCGGAGCTGAGTTAAAAAACTTACTGATTTCCGCCATACTCTCACCCTTTCTATACAGCGTTGTACAACTTGTTGTATCGAATATTTACAATAGCGCCTTGAATATCGCCATCTGCGGAATATTCGATTTCGTTTTCCCCTACGACCAATTGGAAGAAGTTACTCTCCAAGTCAATCCAATTGAAAACATTTCGTTCGGTTCCATCGGATTGAACAAAATATACAGATTTCCTGCCCGGTGTTGTATCAATCTTCATGATTTCATTTTCGCCAAGCGTTTGGTTCACTTTAATAAATTCGCCTGTTGTTTTGTTTGTTATCTTCGGATTGACCGCCGGACCGTGAAACTCAACGTATATTGGTGCTGGCGCATCCCCGTCATTGATGATGATTCGATTGTCACGTTGTATCCCAATGTCAAACACACCCTCAAACGGAAATTGGAACAATGGTTCAAATGTCGGTTCTTCTGTTATCTCTGTCGATTTCCAATACGGATTCGGGCAAAGAAGATTCACCAACGCTTTTTGAAAGAATGACCCTCGATTTTCCCTTCCACTCGGAAAAACCGGAACGCCATCTGGAACAGCTTCAATATTACGTATCGTATCGCCGTTTTCATAGTGAAGTGTTCCAGGACCAAGTTTGGGATTGAATGCAGATGCGAGATATTGACGTTGTTGTAGTAATGCCGTTGTGTCTCTTGCAAGAATCACAACTTCCAACGAGATAGCTCGCTCCTGCAAAACTGAATGAATATAGGTGCTGCCATCCTGAAATGGGGCTTTCTGTGTTTGAATATCAGCATCCACGTCACCAAGTCCGCCAACACTTTGCAAAAGAAAAGGAGCTTTTGAAAGCTCCACCGATTGACCTCTTGCGTTTGTGAAAATGATTCGCTGCATGTCATAGCCCCCATTCCATTGCAAGTTGACGTGAGACTTGAAGATTTTTTCTAGCCACTTCTGATGGCGTTGGTGCTGTTGTGTGGAAATGGAAATGTTGTTCTATTTTTGCGCCGGCCGTTTTCGGAATGTTGATTGTGGTAGGAGTAGAGGCACCTGCAAAAGAACTAGCATTCACGTTCGGTACCGCCGCCTGCGCCATTCGGTTAGTCGCTGATACAACCGCATTAATGTTTTTCTCTATACCTTCTGCCAAACCGATTGGTATCCATTTACCCACTTCATCCCTCATGACGCGAGAAGGAGAATTAATATCGAGTGCATTTTTGATGGTTGATTTGATGGAATCTGCGATACTTCTTGCTTTTTCAAACAATGCATTAGCCATCATTGAAATACCGTTTATTAAACCCTGAATAATATCTTTACCGATTTGCTTCAAATCGATATTTTTCAAAAAATCCTCTGCCTTCTTCCATATTTCGATTATGGAATCTTTTGTTGCCGTCATTTTTTCAGAAATGGTGGTTCTCATATTGCTAAATATACTAGAAACTTTGGAAAACAAGTTATTGGTGACGTTGGCTACATTATCACCTATCCCTTTAAACGTAACAAGAATGTTATCCCACATGGATTTGACTGTACCTAGCGCGTTAACAGCTAACGTTTTAATGCCTCCTAAAATACGACCAATAAACATGAGATTAAGATAATTCCATATCACTTCAACTACACCAATTAAAATTTGTTTAATACCTTCCCACGCGCCCCTCCAGTCACCATTCAAAACAGAAGAAAACGTCTTAATTACACCCAGTATCGTGTCAATCACACCCGATATAATTCCTTTGATGCTGTTCCACACACTTTTAATGATCATTAAAACAACAGGCATGGTAATGGAAACAATATTTTGGATAAAGGTAAACACTTTTTCTGCTGCTTGTCGGATTTGTTCCCCGTTTTGTTGCCAAAATGTCTGGATTTCGGAAACTTTGTCCATGATAAAGTCGCGGATAACACCAAATACTTGTAGCACAACCGTTTGGATGGCGGTGAATGTAGCACTAACAATCTTTTGGTAATCTATAAATCCTGCCACACTGGACGCGACTGACAAAATAAATTCACTAACACCAGCTGCTAACTTCATAAGAATTGCTCCAAGTGGTGCTAATTCTGTTAGAATAACTCCAACTGTTTTCCCTAAATTCCCAAAAATGGTCATGATCATTGGGCCATTCTCCCGAACATAGTTGACAAACTGCTCAAATCCTGCAGAATTTTCTAGTTTCGCTGACCACCCTTTGAATCGTTCAGTCAAACGTACTAACCTCTCTTCCATGCTAGCTCCAAGTGGTGAAAATGCTTTAAATAAATTGATCATTCCCATAGATACGTTACCGAAGATATGTAAGAAATTATAAAGCGATTCCGCTGCATGGGTTTCTAGCCACTCAAAAAAACTTTTCATAGCCGAACCTTGAAGGGCTTGATTGAATTCATTGGTCAACTCTACCACTACATTTGCCACACTTTTAATGGTTGGTTCTAATTTTTGTAATAACGTTTTTGTACCA